CTTGAAGAGGAAGTGTCAAACTACCATATCAATAATATCCTTAACGGGCTTCAGCCATCACTCTTAATCAACTTCAATAACGGAGTGCCAGACGAGGAGGCTCAACAACTCATTGAAACGAAAATTCAAGATAAATTCGGAGGAACATCCAACTCAGGGAAGTTCATTTTAGCGTTCAATGAAGACCCTGACCGTAAAGCAGATATCGAGCCTATCCACCTCCCAGATGCACACGCACAATATCAGTTTCTATCTGATGAGGCTCGTGAAAAGATTATGCTTGGTCACAGAGTAGTTTCTCCGATATTGCTTGGGATTAAGGATAACACAGGCTTTGGTAACAACGCAGAGGAGCTTAGAACGGCTTCTGTGCTTATGGATAACATTGTTATCAGACCATTCCAAGAAAAGATAATAGAGTGCCTTAAAACGATTTTAGCATTCAACGAGATTGACCTTAACCTATACTTCATTACACTTCAGCCGATTGAGTTTACTGAGCTAGACAATATCGAGACTAAGATTAAGCGTGAGGAAGAGACAGGAGAGAAGTTATCGGCAATAGACCGAGTAAAGTCACTATTTAAAAAGAAAGAAGATGAAGGCACTGTTCGTAACGACTGAAGATTTAAGGCGTAAATCGATTGTAGGGGGTACTGTAGATGCTGATAAATTCATTCAGTTTATCGAAGTAAGTCAAGATATCCATATCCAAAACTATCTTGGCACTACTTTATACGACAAGATGCAAGAACTAATCGTAGATGACGAAATAGACCTTCCTGCAAATGCTGACTACAAGACTCTCTTAAACGACTATCTTACACCGATGCTTATTTGGTTTGCTCAGTCAGACTACTATATGTTTGCATCGTATCAAGTAAGTAACGGAGGTGTATTTAAGCATCGTAGCGAGTCTTCAGAGACTCTCTCGATGCAAGAGGTACAGTACTTAGTGGAGAACTCACGTAATAAAGCGGAGTTCTACACAAGAAGATTTTTAGATTATATGACATTCAACAACGATAAGTATTCTGAATATAACGCAGCGAATAACGAGGGTATGTATCCAGACAAGTCAGATAATTTTAACAGTTGGGTATTATGACGTATAAGCCAAAGAAAGAGAACATAAACAAATTAAAGCAGTTTTTAAGTAGATGCCAATACCAGAACCAAAATCAGGAGAAAAGCAAAGCGAGTTCATCCAAAGATGTGTTGTCCAAATAGGCGGAGAATATGATAGGAGACAGGCGTTGGCAATCTGCTACAAACAATATAGAGAAAACAAATAGAATATGGCAACAGCTTGGGGAAAAGTAATCAATGCGATAGGGTTCGGCAAAATCTACAAAAGTAGTTGGGTTGGAGAATACCCATATATTGATATTGTAGGCGAAGCAAATGATTATAGAAAAAGAGTATTAGACAATAGCGGTACTATTGAAGCACAGGAAAGTTTGGTAGATACCCTTTACAACACAGTTAAACAATGAGTATATATAATAAAGCAACTTTAGTACAGATACCAAGCGGATATAAGGCAAGTGGTGCTAAACTGTATTCAGTCCTACCTGCTGATGGAGATGGAGATTTCACAGTATCAGCAGATGCGGATGCTACACGAGTAAATGCAGATGGTCTTATAGAAAGCACAGTAGCAAACCAAGCGAGATTAGATTATGACTTTGACAACCCACAAGACCCACATTTACTTTTAGAGCCAACAAGAACACAAGTAGCGCACTATACTAATGCTATATCTTCTGCAAATGGATATGGTTTAATTAATGGTACTTTAACAACAAATAGCCATACAGCACCTGATGGCACTAATGAAGCATCTACTTTTGCAGCTACATCTTCTTTAGGACAATTTCAAAAAGTTAAAATAGGAAGTAGTGGTGTACAATATACTGTTAGTGTATATGTAAAAAGAAAAACAGGTACAGGTACAGTTTATTTAAGAGCAATAGAAAATACAAATACAGCAGTTACCGTTACTAATGAGTGGACAAGAGTTAGTTTAACAGTTACATCTACATCTACTAATTTACGTTACGGAATGGCACTTGCTACAAGTGGCGATGAAATTTATGTATGGGGTTTTCAAGTAGAAGCAGGAAGCTACGCTACAAGTTTAACACCTAATTCAGCAGGAGCTGATATTACAAGGACAGCAGATAGTTGTACTAAAGTGAGTTTTGCTGATATGCCTACTGACTATCCTTTTACTGCTTTTTGGCAAGGAAAGATTGATAATTATGATAGTAGTGGTTTTACATCACAAGTACCATTTTCACTTGCTGCAACAGGTACATTTAATTGTTATTTTGCGTTAAACTTTTATAGCACAACTCAATTAACATTAAGAAGAAGAAACGACACCGATACAAATCTTTTTATTACGTTTTCGAGTGATAAAGATACTACATACAAGATAGCTGTGTGCTTTATATCTGCAACTGCTGCCAAGATATACATAAATGGAACAGAAGTGCTTGACAGTACAAGTTTAACATCTGTACCATATATAGGAACAAATACACCTGATAGCGTTTTTATAGGTCAATTAAGAGATAGCTCTGATACAGGCAAAAGAAATAGTTGCGACCAATTTATGTTGTTTAACGAAGAACTATCTGATAGTGAACTAATACAAATCACAAGCTAATGAAACTGTTTAAGAAATACGAGTTTAACTCACAAGAACAGGCAGAAAAAAAGATTGCCGATTTACCACACATCGAAGATGATGTAACAGGGGAAAGCTATTTAGAGGGTAACCACACTATCGTAAAGTTAGGTTATCTTTGGATAGAAGAACCTACATTTGATGCCGATGGAGAAGTAGTAACAGAAGGTGTAAAATCTGACAAATACTCATTAGATGTACTTTGGGATGGTTTAGATGAAAGTCCCTATGGTTGGAAAAGCTATGAAGTAGAACCCGAAGGCAACGGAGTACATACTTTTGCAGGTAGAAGTTTTAATCCATAATAAAATGAGTTTAACCGATTTGAAGATATACGGATTGAATTTAGGTGCGTTTGCAATTTCACTTACAGAGGTTGAATTGCTTTTGAAGGTTACAGTTTTATTGGTAACAATCGGTTATACTCTTCAGAAGTGGTACTTGATGAATAAGGAAAAATAGCTTATATTTGAGTATGAAATACTTTAATTATAGCGAGTTTGATAGTCCTGATGTGCAAGGAAGTGGTCAGCTAATGGATAAAACCTTACTACAAATGTTAGATGATGTAAGGGATAAATACGATAAACCCATACACATTACAAGTGGTTTTAGGACGCCACAACACAATGAAGAAGTAGGTGGTGTAGAAACAAGTAGCCATTTAAAAGGACTTGCAGTAGACATATCCTGTACTAATAGCAAAGATAGATTTGATTTAATTAACTGCCTTTTAGACGTAGGGTTTAGTAGAATAGGAGTAGCTAAAACTTTTATACACGCTGATATAGACCCTGATAAAACTAAAGGTGTAATGTGGACATACTGATGAAAAAGATATTTCAAGCGATTACAGGCGGTTTACTGAAGGATATTGGAAAAGTAATAGACAACCTCCACACAAGTGAAGAAGAACGCTTAGAAGCTAAGAGAAAGCTTCAGGAACTACTAGAGCAAGCTGACAAGGAAGCGCAGGACCAAGTAACGGAGCGTTGGAAGTACGATATGCAGTCGGACTCGTTCTTGTCAAAGAACATTCGTCCTCTTGTTCTTGTATTCCTAACGGTGATGTTTACGCTGTTCGCTTTTACAGATGGTAACATAGGTGAATTTAAAGTACAAAAAGAATACATTCCAATCTTCCAGACATTGCTGATTACCGTTTACGGTGCTTACTTTGTGGGAAGAACTTGGGAGAAGGGAAAGAAAAAATGATTATCTTTGTTTAAAATTTAATACAATGAAAAAAATAGAAAAATCAGAATTAGAACAAATTACAAAAACAAACTCAGAACTTGCTGAAATAAAAGAGATGATAGCTAACATTGAAATTCAAAAGCACCAGGCACTTCATAACCTATCAGCTTTGCAGGTTGAGTTTAAAACCCTAGAGGATGAGCTTATAAAAAAGTACGGCGATAATATTCTTATAGACATTAGAACAGGAGAAATTACCAAGAAAGAAGACAAAGAATAATGTCAAAGATAAGTAACCAAACAACGTATCCGTCAGTAACCCCTCAGGGTGTTGATTATGTAATAGGAACTGATGTAAGTGATTTAGACTCAACTAAAACATTTGAGTTTTCTAACATAGCATCTTATGTGAAGACTACTTTTGATTTAGCTGTAACTAATGTTCTTAGCGGATACTCAACATCTAATCAGGAACCTTCTGGAACTGATTCTGCTTTGCAGGTTGAATTTGGTGCAGCTCAGAATACAGGTAGTGACCCTGTTATGCTTGCAGCTGATG